GTTACAAAAACGAAGGAAGGATAAATGGCTCGGAGAGTGGATTCATTCACTTCGCTATGCAGCGAGGTATGTCTTACCAAGAGGTGACAGATAACTTCTACCTTCAGTCATACTACGGAGGTGCTGGCTTTACACCACGATTCTATACCGAGTGGCTTGATAGGTTGTTAAAGATTAACATGAGGAAGTTCAACCTTCACCATGAATTTACCATTGTACGAATTACAGAACAAAAACACGCTGATGGCAAACGATAACAAGAAGGTCGGAAGACCAAAGAAGGAATTAATTGTCACTACACCTACATTCAATGAGGTGGCTCGTCATGGTTGGAACTCGGAAGATGAGGTAGGTAAGTTCATTGCATCACTTATCAAGATGAGTCGTGTGATGACAGCCCTTGAAGTAGGTGTGTTCGAAGGCGAAACAACGAAGTCAATCATTGAGGCACTACCTAACGGCGGTCAGTATATCGGTGTTGATATCAACGATTACAGGGTAGAAGATACCAAGGCGATGATGGAGAACGCTAACGGGAAAGTGATTGAGTTCGTTCTCGGTACTTCAATCAACAAGTGCGCTAAGATGCAGCCAAACCACTTCGACCTTATCTTCGTTGACGGTGACCATTCGTGGGATAACATCTTACCTGAGTTCAAAGTATTGGAGCGGTTGCTCTCTCGTGGCGGTGTGTTCGTCTATCACGATACCATCCACCTTGATGACCCTCGCCACCTTGTCGAATACGCTAAGTCATTCGGCTATAACACGGTAACTTTAAACACTCCCGAAGGTCGGGGATTGTCAATCTTACATCGTAACTTTGCGTGATATGAAAAGCATACAACTATGTGGCGGCAAGAAGTGCGGCTCTAACATCATCAACAAGCCAACAACTAAAGTAGTAGCATAATGGCACTATCGGTAGAGGAGATTAACAGAATAGTAGGCAAGTTCGCAGCTAAGACCAAGGCGCATAAGAACGCCGAGGCACAGACTGCGACTAACTATATCAGTAAGCGAAGAGTCGGAGTGCTGCCCTATCCTGAGTATTGGGATGGGTACAACTTCGCAGCCATGCTCTATGACTCTATCCTCCCTCATGCCCGTGCTGATGTCTACCCCGAACACCTTCTCTCTGTTCGTGCGCCGAATCAGACCGATGCACAAGCGGAGTACATCAAGGCGAACTACAAGCCATCAACGCTCAATGTGTTTGAAGACTTTCGCTCAACTATATCTCGTGCCTTTGCTGACCAAAATTGGAGCATCAAGTACAATGCAGAGACAGACGAGCGATTCGGTGAAGATACTTTCCAGCACTTCGTCAATAACGAGATTGAGAAGTTCGGCTCATTGGAGTCTTTTATCAAGTCACTTCTACCAACGCTGAAGCTAATTGACCCGAATGGTATTATCGCCATCGAGCCGGAAGACTTCGACATGGAACTGGTAGAAGGTGATACCGAAGAGTTAGCCCTGTCGAACAACCTTATCAAGCCGATGCCATCTTATTACTCGTGTAAGCGAATTGTAGGGCAAGAATTGGATGAGTGGTACTTAGTCCTCGATGAAGATAAGTCAGTCGTTAAGAACGGCTCTAAGAACGAAGAGAGTGGTATCGTCCTTGAACTGTACGATAACACTAACATTTGGAGGATTGAACAGGTAGGTAAGAAGTCGGATATGGTATTCGGTCAGCCTGTGCTTTACTTCGCTCATGACCTTGGCTATGTGCCGTGCAAGAAGCTGATGGGTACACCTCAAATGATAGGTAGTGAGTTACTCTTCCAGTCACCATTTACGACCGCTGTTCCTTTGCTTGACCAAGTGGTACTCGATGAGTCCTACCTTCAGATGAGCAAGGCTACATCGGCATTCCCTTTCATGGTCGCTCTCGGTGAGATATGTGAGTTCACGGATCGTGAAGGTAACAGATGCGACTCAGGTCAGGTGTTCAACGCTATCGGAGGTGGCTACATGACTTGCCCTTCTTGTAACGGTGCTGGTGTAAAGAGTAGATTCTCTCCAACGGGTATGCTACTCGTTAAGCCTAAGACATCACTAAGCGAAGGTGATAGCGGTCTAAGTGGCGATTACATGAAGTTCGTTAGTCCTCCGATGGACACGCTCGACTTCCTGAGAAAAGAAATTGACACCCATCTTACCAAGTCAAGACAGATACTTCACCTTCCATCATCTGACTCAACAGGAACGATAGGAGAGGCATCAACAGCGACAGGCTCACTCAATAAGATGCGAGCGTTGTACGCATTCGTTAAGCCTATCTCTGACCAGTTGTTCTCTATCTACGAGTTCTGCTTGGTTACAATGGGTAAGATGCGTTATGGTGAATACTTCGGAGGTGTTACGTTAGTCTATCCAACATCCTTCGATATCAGTACACCATCTGACTACCTCGCTCTAATCAGCGAAGGTATCAAGGCTGGTGTTCCTCCTGCGGTGACCTATGCCAACGTATACAACTACATCAAGGCGGTAAACTATACCGATGACCAAAGTTCTGCTATCTATGAATTGATTGTCAATGCCGATGAGTTACTTCTTATGAGCAGTGCTGATGTACTTGCTCGTATCGGAAACGGCACGGTTGAGAAATGGCAAGACGTACTACATCAATCAGCACCACAGCTTATCATGGAGTTGATGAGAGACTTCGTACCAACTCAGGACAATCCTACTTTTATCAGCCTACCGATGTCGGAGCAAGTCACGATCCTTCGTGAGGCGGCAGTTAGTAAGGTGCGTGAGGTATTAGATCCAATCCAACAAGCCCAACAAAATCTATTGAGTGGCATCGTTTGATGAGTTAGTAAAGAAAAAGATTGCCCTCTTTGAGGCAACACCTGAGAACCTTGCCACCGATGCGGTTAAGGTGCAGTTAAAGGTATGGCGTGAACTTTCACCCTTACTCAACTCCTTTGATGTCGATGCCGATGGTAACATCTTACAGACCGATGACAACATTAAACGAATCGGAGCGATAGGCGAAAGGCTCAATAAGCTACTAGCAGGGGCAGAGTATCAAGATGCTGTTAAATCGTTTCTAAATGGTATTGACGAGGGGATACAACTCACCAACGATATAGCCAAGAAGTTCGACCAGTCCTTTGAACCTACATCGGCTCAGAAGGCATTGCTTCAACTGACAAAGGCAAACGCTATCGATGCCTTCATCGGCTCAGGACTTCGCAACAGAGTCACTCTTCCATTCCTTGAACAACTTACCTCTAACGTGGCTGCCCGTGCGCCATTAAGAGAGGCTGTCAAATCACTTGAAACGGTGCTGCTTGGTACTGATAAGGCTGACGGTAGGTTATTGGCTAACATAAAGACAACGGCAACAACGGCACAGGCTATCTCTGACCGTTCTTATTCTGTTGTCGTGGCTGAGAACCTAAACATTCAATTTTTTCGTTATGCTGGCGGTGAGATACCAACGACAAGACCGTTCTGCCAACACCGTGAAGGAGAAGTATTTCATCGGAAAGAGATAGAGGCATGGGGTGATGGGAAGAACTCAGGAGGGCTGACCGATATCAAGGGCGGTACGTGGGAAGGTGAGATAGCAGGAACGGATTCACGTAGTATTTTCACCTTTCTTGGTGGCTGGAACTGTCGGCACGTACTTATACCTCTTGAACTTAAGAGAGTGCCACCCGAAGTAATCGAAAGAGCGAAAGCCGAAGGTTACATTGATTGATACTACACAATCAAACTTATTACTATCTTTGTTTCAATGAAGATAATCGTCATGCCGGACGGCACAATCAAGAAAGCATCCCCTATGGTTGCTGAACTGCTAATTAAGAACGGCGGTCGAGAAATAGAACTAAAACCAATCGAATTAAACTATGGCACTCAAAGAGAACGAAGCACAGGAGTTACTGAAATTCCTAAACCTAAACGAAGTAGAATCAATAGACGAGGCAAAGGAGAAGTTCTCCGCAGCGTGGATAAAGTCTGAGGAGTTATCCTCTAAAATTGGACGTGTAACGGGCAGCATTGCCAACGTAGCACGTAAGTCATTCGAACCTTTCGGTGTAGTATTGACCGAAGATGACTTTAAAGACAAGAAGATTGAGGATGTGATACGTGGTGCATCCGAGAAAGCTAAAGAAGCATTCGAAGCACAGCGTGAAGAGTGGGAAAAGAGAGCATCAGGCAACGGTTCTGAAGCTGTCATCAAAGAATGGGAGAAGAAATACACGACTCTTGAAAAGAAGTCGACAGAACTTGACGTTGCTAGACAAGAAGCCATCGCTCAGTTTGACCAGTACAAGGAGAAAGTGAAGACGGATCTAAAAGCCTCGACAATCAACTCGGTTTTTGAGAAAGAACTGTCAGCTATCAAACTTGACCCATCGGTTAACGAGATAACGATACGAGGATTCAAGTCTGTGATATCTGATAAGTACGTTATCGACATCGAAGATGACGGTAGCCCTATCATGAAAGATAAGAAGACGGGAGAACGTCTTAAATCGACCGCCAAAGCTGGTCAATTTCTAGGCATCTCGGAGGTGTTATTGAAAGAAGCTACCGACGCAGGGATAATTCAGAAGAACCCTCACGCAGGGAAGACGTTTGGCAGTAGTGCGAAGCCTACATTTCAGCAACAAGCTGACGGTAACAACCAAAAAGTTAAGAGTGTCAACCCTCGTTTCTTAGGATTATAGTATATTTGAATCGCTTTGTGTGTTTATGTTGACGGAAGAGGGTAGCAGAAATGTTACCCTTTTTTATCCTATAATTTATCGTCTTATGCAATTCAATAAATATAAATTCGATACAAGATTAATGAAGCAGCATGGTGTTACTGTGCTTGATAATTGCTTTGATAGTTTGCATCAAGTTTTAATTCTAAATAAAATCAAGACCCGAAATAAAAACAAAAGAGAACTTGTCTACGACTACGCAAGACTTTCGTCAAATTCAGTCGACGGTGATTATGTTGAATGGATAGTAAACCAATTCAGAGCCAACAATCTAACATTTGAAAGCATCAAACCTACTAAGCAATATATTGACCTTAGTAAGCATGAAAAGAAAGCATACACAAACTTCTATAAATCAAAGGCATGGATTTCGTTAAGAAGAAAAGTTCTGTATAAACACGGCAGATGCTGCATGAAGTGTGGTGAAACAAAAGGAGAGTTTCATATTGACCACATAAAGCCAAGGTCAAAGTTTATTGAACTGGAACTTTCCATCGATAATCTTCAAGTATTATGCAAGTCTTGTAATCTTGAGAAGTCAAATAAAAACGAATCTGATTATAGACCAAACGATGTTGCTGAACTTCAAGATTCAGTTTCAGATAATTGGATGGCAATAAAATAACTTTCATTATCTTTACATCGCAATTAAGACAGCAAGTAGTCACTCATGACTCTAACATGAGACAAGTAGGTGAATCCCTCAACCTTGAACAGAGCGGAAATCCAAACTTAAAGACGAACTAAAATGTCTATCTCTCGATTACTATCCGAATGTCCTAACATTCAAGCACCGCTTGGCGAACTCTTTATAGAAGTTGGTCAACGTGAAGCCCTTCCTTTCCTTGAGTATCTTAACTCACCTGAGAATGTGAAGATGATTAAAATGCAAGTTGCGCCAGGAGGCGGTAAACTTCGCACGGTTGAAGCACGTTGGATTCAACGTCTACCCGAAACAGAAGTTGTAGAAGGTGCTGACATCAGCAACTGTACTGCGACTAACTTGTACGGTGATTCAACTACCACTTACACACTTGAAACAACTGATACCTATCAGGCTTCTCAGTTAATCTCAGGTGCTGACATCGCTCGTCATTGTCAGGATAACTCAGTATACTTCTTGGAGAGCGTTATGCGCTTGATGGATGTTGTAGACCGTAAGGTTGCTTCTGCTGCTGCTACACAAGCTGTTGCTGCTATCGGAGCATGGGGTACTGACGTTGATGGTTTCTTCACTATGTCAGGTGACTGTCTTCAGATTAAGACGGTAGCTTCAGGTGGTGCTGTTAACGAGTTCGCTCTTGCTGACATCACTCAGGCTACACAGATGGCTAACTACCCATCTGCTCCTATCGCTTTCGGTGGTGCTGCTATGCAACGCTACGCAAACGCTGTTAAGGCTGGTTGCTGCTCTCAGAACGGACTTGACTTGTTGGCTATCAGTCAGCAGAACGGTTTCGGTTTCGCTTATGACAGCCGTTTAGCTGCTGCACAAGGAGACCAATCTCACGCATTGGTAACTACTGCTGGAGCAATCCAATGGTTATCTTACAACCTTGCTGAGTGGAACAACGGTTTCCAACCATCTGCTGGTGCTGGTTACTCTCGCACGATCGCTTTCACGGCAGCAGGAGTTCCTGTTGACTTGACGTTGAAGGATGACTGCGGTAACCTTTCCGTTATCGTGACTGCTATCGGTAAGTTGGTGACTCTTCCAACTGACATCTACGAAGCATCTGACAAGTTAGCTGGTGTGAACTACGTTAACTGTGTGTTGATTAACAACGCATGAATAACCGAGTTGAATCTGCTAACGGAAGACGATAGCGATTTGACCACGGAGAATAACACTAACCTACTTGTATAGGAATAGGGGTGGGCTAACTGCTCACCCTTTTTTTATTTAACTTTGACCTATGTGTTACGAATCACTTCTAGGATTAAAAGGCTGCAATCAGACCGAGCCATCAACGGGGCTGTATATCGATAGTCTAGGCATCAACACCACACTACTAGGTCAGCTTATCACAGACCAGTATGTTAGCGGTGTTGACTTGTTTAACGACAAACGTGAGTTTGCATGGCGCAAACTTTCGGGCGATATCTTAACTCGTCTTTCGCCATCTATGAAAGCCGATACCGTTATCGATGGTAAGCGAGTAGGTCAGGTGCTGACTGATGCTAGTAACACCGATGCCGCTCTTGGTGCTGGAAAGTATGGAGGCATAAGATTGAAGATTGACCCTAACTCAACTTCGTTTCTCAATCTCTATCTATCAGACTTTAGCATCGCTCTTCCTGCGGCATCTACCAACGTCAATGTTAAGGTATTCGATATGACAACGCTCAAGCTAGTTGGTACATTCGTGTATGCTACGGGCAGCGTTGAGCAGTTCATCGGTAAGACTTTCAAGGCGAAACGGCGCAAGCTAGACTTAGCATTCGTGTATGAGTCAACGGCGGCAACGTATAAGATGATAACAAAGAAGGGTGCTTGTACTGACTGCGGAGGACGATTGAAGGAATCGCACATCTGTCCATTCGTTGATGCTATCGGCATTGAGTTAACGACTGACGGGACTAGTGTGCTTACATCAACATCTAAGAAGTACACTCAAGGAATGAGCATTGTTTACAATGTTAATTGCGATCGTGAAGGGTGGCTATGTTCTATTGGTGGGCTTATGGCTCTACCGCTTGCTTACGCTACCGCTGTTGAGATATACAACTACGGATTAACGGCAAGTCAATCAAAGAGAGTTAACACGGCTGTAAGTGTAACACCGGAGGCATTGAGTACGGCTCGTGATATTGCCGAAACTCGATACATGGACGAAGTATCGGCAATGCTTCAGCACATGAGGCTACCTGATGACCGCCATTGCTTTGACTGCAACAAAAACATGAAATACGTCACAGCCCTACCATGACAATCAAGGAGTTCGAACAAAAGTCAGAGGCGATAACGGAGGCATGGAGAAGCAACTTCATACCCCTGTATCGTGCTGTTGAAGATTTGAAGGGATTGATGTTCTTGCGAATCTTCGGAACGGGTACAACAGGAGGGAGCAACTCCGCAGGAGACAAGCTACCAACTGTCGGGTATTCTAAAGAACCTATCTACGTATCACCATCATCGGTTAAGAACGCACCATCTTCATTTAAGAAAGGTAAGCGAGGCACACCGATTCAATCACTATACTTCCCAAATGGCTATGCTCAGTTAAAGAGTCAGACATCGGCGGTGCTTCCGCTTCAGTTGACAGGAGCATTGAAGTTTGGATTTCAGACAAGTGGAATAGAGAACAACGGGCTTGAATCATCAATTACTATTATCTCTTCAGAACTTGGTAAAGTTGAAGGCTTGGAAAACAAATACGGTGCTATCTTCGAACCGACAAACGAAGAGATAAACGAGTTCGAAATATCGCTATCTGAGTTCATCACAGAGGCGTTCAATAAAGGTCTGCAATGAATCTACTATCTGAGATAATAAGACGTTTAAATCAACGCATTGGTGTTGCTAATATCTTCGATAAGCAGTTCGGACTATGTGAACTTAACGCCAACGGAAACGACAAGGCATGGATTCACTACATCGGTGATGGGCAGGGTGAGGTAGTGACGAACTTCGATGCCAAGCAAGGAACAATCTTTTGGGCAAAAAGGGGTAAGGTTAACATCAACATCATTGACTCTTTGAAAGTGTCAGGATGCAAGAAGATGTATCAGACTACCTTCCCTCTGACGGCTTACGCTATTGTCCGCAAGTCACACTTACCATGCGACTCAGAAGATGCTCAAGATTGGATTGCCTCACGGGTGTACAAGCTGACATCAGGGATGGACTTCGGCTTCAAGGCTTCCATCGGGGTAACGTCTTACGAGGTGATACCTAACGGCTATGCCAACGAAATTAAGTCATTGACTCAGAACTACGAGTGGGCTTGTGTGAGTATTGACATCGATGTTCAGATAGTGAGTAGTGCTGATGATGGGTGCTACGATACTTGCCAAACGGGTGAGATACCGCTTCCTCCTAACTACGAACCATGCACACCGTGCCTTACTGAAGTAGCTGTTGATGGTGTTACAATCACAGGAAACGGAACGGTAGCAGACCCGTTGGTTGCAATCGGTGGCGGTGGTGGCACTCCGCTAATAACGAAGGAAGAAGGCACAACGGTAAGTGCCAACACTACCACCTTGAACTTTACGGGTGCAGGGGCAACAGCAACGCTGACATCGGCAGGAGTAGTTGAGGTAAATATACCGGGAGGAGGAAGTGGTGGAGTAGGAACATTGCAAGAGGTTACCGACTTAGGAAATAGCACAACTAACGACATTGGCTTCATTGCAAATGCAGGGCTATCATTTGACAATGGTGCTTTTATTCGCAAGGGAACAACCGATGCAGGCAACGGAGGAGCAAAAGGAACGGCGCAGATTTGCTCAATTAGCTACGAGTTAAAATGGGAAGCAGGGCGATTGTACTACATGGAGCAAGACGGCTTCACAATTCGTGATGTTACTCACAATTTTACCTTCGTACCTCAACCGACAGATGATTCAACTAAGGGCTTTGTAAATGGTTCTCGATGGAGTCTAGATGATGGTACTGTGTATGAATGCAGTGATGCTACAATCGGCGCAGCAGTTTGGGCGGTTGTTTCAGTTGGAGGAGTTACTTCGGTGACCGCAACAAGCCCATTGTCATCAAGTGGAGGAGCAACTCCCGACATATCGATACAGCCTGCAAGCTCTGTCGATGATGGATACCTTACCTCTGCCGATTGGAACACCTTCGATGGCAAGTTCGATGTGCCAACGGGAACTAATTCCGACTATCTCGATGGCACTGGAACACCAACGCCATTCCCGACTTTGCCAACAGGTACTGTCACAAGTGTCGACCTATCAATGCCTGCCGCATTCTCCGTTAGTGGTAACCCAGTGACAACGAGTGGAACATTGGCTGTGACAGCTGCTGGTGTCGCTTCTCAATACATCAGAGGTGATGGGCAGCTTGCAAACTTTCCGACATCAAGCGGAGGCGGAGCATCAGTTAGCTATTACCTCAACGGCTCGGTGAGTCAAGGTACATTTGGCGGCGTGGCAATGCGTGAGATTAATAAAGTGCCAGTCATTGGATCAGGTACGGATTTCACAATCAATGCAGATGGATATATTCAGTCATTCATCACCGATGCCAATGACCCAAATCAATTATCAATACCGGCAGGTAATTGGACTTTTGAAACTTACTTCAGCGCATCTAGCAGCGGAGGCAGTCCAAGATTCTACATTGAACTTTACAAGTGGGATGGGGCAACATTGACATTGATTGCATCAAACTCCACTAATCCCGAAAACATTACAGGAGGCACTGCAATTGATTTATATCTGACTGCATTAGCAGTACCACAGACAACACTTGTTGCAACAGATAGGCTTGCTGTGCGCTTTTATGTCATTCATAGTGGGCGCACAATTACAATGCACACTGAGGATAATCACTTGAGTCAGATAATTACAACTTTCTCCACTGGCTTAACTTCGCTTAATGGACTGACTGCGCAGACTCAACTCCTTGCAGTAGGAACAAGTGGAACAGACTTCGCTATCTCATCCGTTGCTGATACGCACACCTTCAACCTACCAACAGCAAGTGCTGCCAACAGAGGGGCGTTAAGTTCAGCTGATTGGAGTGCGTTTGATGGTAAGCAAAATGCACTAGGATTTACTCCCGTTACCAATGCACGAACAATTACAATCAACGGAACGGCGCAGGACTTATCGGCTGACCGCTCATGGACTATTCCAGCCTTGACGGTATTCAAAGATACCACTACGGGAACTGCTTCATCGACTAACACGAACACGGTTTCTAAAACTCAGTTGATTCCTGCTGGAACTTTCGGAAATGATATTATTCAACTTGATTGGGGAACTGTGAACAAGACAGGTACGGGTGGTACTGTGGTGTATCGTGTATACGTGAACGGAACGGCTGACTTAACTGGTTCGCCTCAACTGATTGCAACCTACTTAGCGGCGAATGTGCAATCAGGCACAAGGATGGAGAGAAGGCTTAACATCAAGTCATCAACTGTAACAGAATTGCCAACGGCAACGACTGTTCTGTTGACCGACATTGGAGTTAATGTACTGACCAACTATAACATAAATTGGGCAGTAGATAAGTATTTCGTTTTCTGCGTTCAGAATACAGGAGGTACAGACTCAACGGCAATTTCTTACTATCGAATAATCAAAACATAATGAATATAGAATTTGAAAATAACATCTTAAAGGTTAATGGATTTGAAGGCTATTTCGATGCCGTTGAGATTGTAGATGATAACTTCGTCCACATCACAGTAGGGGGAATGGTCTTAGGAATCACGCCTAGCGATACGACAATTAACAACGAATCATTTGAATCGGTTGAACTGTTCGCCGATAAACTAAACACATTAAAAACAAACTAATCATGGCAGGAGTAAAGATTACCGCACTACCCGAATTATTAACCGCACCCGTAAGCGGTGATAAGTTAGTAATCGTTGACGTTTCTGATACGTCAGAAGCACCAACGGGAACAACAAAGAATATTGATGTTGATTTATTGGGCATTCCAACTAACGGCACATGGACACCAAGCATAACAAACCAATCAGGTGCGGCTACGATTACAGTAGTTGGCACAAGCCGATACACTCAGGTAGGTAATATTGTTACTGACATTTGCCGCTTTTCAGTCGAAATGGACACGGGGCAATCTTATGAAGAATTTAATCTTTCTTGTGCCATTTTACCTGCAACTAACTTTGCATCAACTCGTGATATAATTCCATTCTGGTCAGCAGTAAGTCCCATTTCAGAATTTGACACCGTGAATGTTGGTGCTGTTGCTAGTCAGAAGTATGGAGTTGTTGCAGTAACCATGAACGGAACTGCAATCACAGCAGAGTTTACAGTTCAACGCATCTATTCAATCTTATAATGACCACCTCACCTATCGGGGTTGCGTTGATTAAAGAGTTTGAAGGATGCAGCCTATCAGCTTACCTATGTCCTGCTAAGAAAGCTACTATTGGCTATGGAAATACCTTCTATGCCAACGGAACTAAGGTGAAGATGGGCGATACTGTTAACCAAGAACAAGCGGATGAATTGTTGAAGAACATACTTGTTAGTTTTGAGGCTATCGTTAAGAAGAAGGTCAAAGTCCTACTCAATCAAAACCAATTTGATGCGCTCGTTTCTCACACGTTCAATACAGGCGGTAGTGATACTTTGTTCAAACTGATTAATGAAGGTAAGGACGTTAAGGATTGGTGGACTACTCGCTACGTTCAAGCCGATGGTATGACTTTGAAAGGATTAGTACGAAGAAGAAAAGCAGAATACAATCTGTTTATGAAGTAACAACCTAGCAATTCTCACGTATCACAAAGCATGAAAACACTCATGCTTTTTTTATTGTTGTCTACTCAGGTTGCAGGGCAATGCTCAACGGATAGATTCGCTCAGTCGTATCTTGCGCTCCCTTCTTTCTTCGGGCTGTACTTCGCTAATCAATGTGTTTCGGGATCCATTCGTGATACGACCATTTGCGTGAAAGTAGCACGAACTAATCAAGGGCAGATAGCAGCGTTTAGTTACTCATCCCCAAGCGGTCAACCAGCATTCGTAACAGCCGTTAAGCAGTACAACAAGCAATGTATATTCATTGAGAACGGAACGCTCATACAAGCAGGGAATGACACGATTAATGTTTGCTACACCATCCAAGCGCAACTCATTGATAACTTTTGCCCTTATACAATTCTAGCAGGAGGATTGGCGGTTGATTGGTGTGGCATCTATGCGTATCATAGCGAGGGCAATCTAAAGATACGATTCTCTACTTGCTCTAATTCAGGAACGATGAAGTACGATATCATCACCTCAACCGATGCTGTCAGTTGGACTTCACTTGTTAAGGTGTTGCCCGAAGTAGAAACCAAGTCAACTGAGAGCCATTACAACGTCTGCATTCCCTTTAATCGCGGTGGTATGAATTACTTCGCTGTTCGTGAGTACGACCTCAACGGCGGCATTCACGTTAGCCCGATTGTGTTCTGTGATGTTCCTTATCCATCTAATGACGGGAGTGGATTTGATTTGCTTGGGCGAAGGGTTAATGATAATAAATTCATGTACTACGTTGGAAGTTCAAAATAATTATTAAGTTTGCCAAGTATTGTTGCAGCGATACAAACGAAATTCATCCCCGACTGGCTGCAACTGGAAGGGGTTTTTTGTTTTATCCCATGAACTCGCAACAAACCTGCGCTAATGGAATTGAAAGAACACCGTAACCTCCTACCTTCGCTCTCGTAATTATGAATGTACTATCTCTATTCAACGGGATGAACACGGGCAGACAAGCCTTAGAAAATATCGGTATTAAAGTTGATAAATACTATTCAAGTGAGTTAAAGCCTTATGCGATTGAATTAACTCAATACCACTTTCCTGACACAATTCAATTAGGTGATGTTACCAAATGGAAAGATTGGGATATTGATTGGAAAAGCATTAATTTCATTTTGAGCGGTTCGCCTTGTCAAGATTTATCTATTGCAGGAAAGCGCAAAGGAATAAATGGCAAAAAATCTAGTTTGTTTTGGGTATTTATTGAGATACTTCAGCACGTTAAAAGCCTCAATCCTAATGTTTATTTCTTTCAAGAAAACGTAGGTTCGGCTTCACTACTTGATATTGGCATAATGAGTAGAGCAATGGGAGTTTACCCAGTGCGTATAAATAGTAGTTTAGTTACCGCCCAATTGCGAGATAGGTACTATTGGACTAACATTAAAACTCGACAAGAGGGAATGTTTGGCGATTTAGTTACTGATATACCACAGCCAAAAGATAGAAAGATAATGTTTAAAGATATTTTGACTGACGGATATACTGATAGGGATAAAAGTACTGCAATTTTAGAGGGTTATGGATATAAAAATTCATATAAAGATGAGCAATCAAATGATTCTCAAAAATATTTAAAATCAAGGGATTCTATGGGGATGTGTCCAATAGTATATATTGAAAATAATGAGTTAAGAGTAAAAGCAAATACCTTAAAGGGTTATGATGTTATTACAAAAAATGATTGTTTAAACCTTTCATTCCCCACTTCAAAAACACGTAGGGGTAGAGTTACTAAAGGTAAATCTCCATGCTTACTACAAGGAAATGAGCCATTATTTGCATTAAAAGAAGATGGTGTTAGATTGTTAAACAAAATTGAACTTTGCAGGTTACAGGGTTTTCCTGACAATTACTGCGATATACTTTCACGAAATAAAGCAGCTTCATTACTAGGTGATGGTTGGACTTTGCCAATCATAGAGCATATTTTCTCTTTTATCCCAACGTAACCTCCTACCTTAGCCGCCGTAAAAGTGTTTAATGAATCCTGACTACCCTAGATGGCTGCGTGTACTTATTGCCATTGGCAAGAACTGGAAAGAAACATTCGGTTCGCTTGCGATACTCGGCACGTTGGTGCTATGGTATCTCGATAAGATTACACAAGAGAAAGCAGTATTCGGAATCATTCTACTTGTAGCCGGTGGATTCATCAACAACACATTCGACTTTATAGGACTGTTCAAGTACATAGGAAACTACAAGAAGGGAGGAGGCGAAAATGAACCAGCCTAAAGACACGCTATTGATAAATGAAGGAGCATGGAAAGCGGCAGGGCAGGATACGTTTATCCGTCAGCACTTCATCGAAGTACAGGCGCATGATTTGGTTGCGCTAAAGCCCACCATTGACCCTGACGGTAGTGGATTGTTATATTGGTACATCGGAATAAATGGTGACACGGTTGCACTTAGCCACGAACTGACTACCTTTGAATACGAGATGCCCATACTAATGAAGCAGCCCTTCAGAGCGAGCGATACGATACAGCCAAGCGATTACTTACATGGAACGGTTCAGTCATTTGATCCCTACTACCCTATCCATATTCACCCTGTTGACACTTCGTTCAATAGTGAGTTTGATTGTGCTGCTGGCGTTGCGATATTCTTAATAGCGTTGGCTTACATTGTACGATGCTCAAAAACTAATGCTTGGGGAAACCTAATTAAAGACCTTCGTAATGCGTGGAATCCTCCTACTATTAATCGTTCTTGCTAGTTGTAAGGCACACAAGCCGAAAACGACTTACACCGATTCGTTAACCGTTTCAATCTTGCCCCGTGATACTGCTATAATCTTTCCAAGTGATTCAGCTTTTAAAGCGGTCCAGTTGGATGTTATCGATGGCAAGGTTGCGATAGGTCGAACCATTGCAGAATATCACGGCAATCGCTCTACTACTCCACAAATCTTCGTGAACGATGGTGTCTTGACCGTTCGGTCAGGAACTGTGCAAGATACCGTTCACATTACGGTGTACGATACGAAGGAAAGAAAAGCCACCCATTCAACTGAGATACGATACGAGAATATACTTACTCGCTTCCAGTCATTCCAGATAGTAGCCTTTTGGCTATTGGTTGCATTCGTAGCATTGCGACTTACGTGGAAGTACATTGAGCGGACTTATTTCAATAGGTAATACCACCCAAAATGATTAGGACTTGTTTATTTGTTTTGACGTAAATTGCAAAACAAAAAGAACCATGTCCGCAAGTTATATTCTTAGTGAGGCGTTAGACTTTATGCATTGCATCACAGACTTGGACGGGCAAATTGTCAAGTCTAATGAGTTATTCAAAGAATACACCAGCCACATCAAGCCATCCAAGATTAGCGATATCATAGCTGACAATGATGATTTAGATCGTTACCTTGAGCAAGTGAACAAGGCGAATGAATCAAGCCCAAAACCAGTTAGGCTCTTTACACTTATCAGACAAAAGACGGGAGTGAATCATTACACCCTATGGAACATCTACGTGATACTTGGGTCAATCAACTTTCTCGGAACGCAAGTACCCGACTTCAGTTCTAAGGCAGCGATTCAGAATTACAACTCCGACAAGCTGCTGGAGCATTGTCTATTCTCAATAAATCACGATGTTATCAATAACGTAGTAACGGCTGAAGGCTTGATTAAATTGGCTATTGACGATCATCCCGAATATGATATCTTAAAGATGATAGCCGAATGCAACGCAAAAGAAAAAATTGCATTACTTTCGTTAGTCAAGAAACTTGCTCGTGAGTTATGAATAAGATGCCGATAACGGATAGAGAATGCGATGAGTTGCTACTTGTTAAGATTAGATTCTACCTTAATAAAGAAATGCCCAAACAGACGGCACGGGAGATACTAGAGCAGAATATCAAAGAAAAATCAAACTTGGAAAAGTTGTGGAACTCGCTACTAGATGGCGTTTCAAATACTACTCAGTCGAGAATTATCGCATAGGTTTTAAAATAATTTCATTTATTTTCATAAAATGTTTGCAGAATCAAAATAAGTAGTATATTTGCCTATCAATAATTAACTACTCACTTAATCAATCAATCACAATGGCAAAGAAATACCTATCAGGATTTGATACTACCGTTAATATCCTAATCAACGAGTGCGAATTAGAATGCACAGGATATTACTCAATGGGCGAAGACGGTGACTACGATACCGCTCCCATCGGCTCAACTTTCGAAATCGAAAAAATGGAAATGGTTAAAGGTGATCTAATCGAGTTCACTCTTTCCAACCCTAACATGGTAGATATCGAAACTCGCTGCCTTGACATAATCGAAAATCTTTAATAAATCAATAAATTCAACTATCATGACAAGTCCAATCACTTACTTCAAGAATGTAGAAGGCACTAACTTCTATCACTACAATCACCTAACTGGTGAACTACTTCACATCATCAACGATGGCTGCTACCGAGCGGTCATCAGACGTAACGACTCACAGGCGGCTAATATCGTAAGAGTATACCACAGAGAGATTGAATACCTAGTACCTTCTGAATGGGCATTGTATGCCGAGGTAAGTATTGACGAGTTCGTTAAGGCATTCGACAAGGTACAGAACTCAATCAACGAGACTTCACATTCTGCCTTTGCTTCATTTTAATTTGTAACCAATTAATCCGATCAATATGTCACTACCATCGTTAACTGCCCCTGTCGGGGGTGAATCAAACTACACTAAGAGCATCGCACCGGAAGGGATGCACGTTGCTCGTGTCTATCAAATCATTGACTTAGGAACAACAGAACAGGGCGGCAACTTTCCCGGCAAGAAGCGGAAGGTTCAGTTACTATTTGAACTGCCGATGGAGTTGGCTGTCTTTAATCCTGAGAAGGGAGAGCAGCCTTACTACCTACGCAAGGGCTATACCTTGTCGATGAACAGCAAGGCTATTCTCCGCAAGGACACAGAGAGTCTGCTAGGCAAGAAGATGACAGACGATGACGCATCTAAGTTCAACGTGTTCAGTTTACTCGGTGCGCCCTGCATGGTGCAAGTTGTTCACGTTGTCAAAGGAGAGAACACCTACGCTAACATCAACAACATGACACCGCTGCCGAAGGGTATGGTATGCCCTGCGCCGTTCAACCCAGCGGTCACCTTCAGCACTCAGACTCCTGACATGGATGTGTTCACTTCCTTGCCACCGTTCTTGCAGGATAAGATTAAGGAGTCGGACGAGTTCATCGCATATATGGCATCTCAGATGAATGGCTATGATCTACCCGACAATCGTACTGGTGGCATCCCTGCTACATCACCTATCACAGATGAAGAAGACCTTCCTTGGGAACTACCTAGCGGCAAGTCACCGTTCTAATTTATCGGGAGGCTAATCACCTCCCTTTATTTTATTCTCAAATGTTTGCAAAATCAAATAATTAACCTTTACTTTGCCATTCACTAATTCACACAGAGCAATGAGAGCAGAACTAACAATTAAAGTCGCAGACCTTTACGAGGTCATCAATCATCCTGCGCTACTTAAAACACAGCAATTAATCGAGAATGCCCCTAAGAGCATCACAGACCGCTTGTCTTATGACATCACGGCTGAGACGTTGAAGTTGGCAAACGAAGCCGTTAAATCAATCGAAACGGCACGTAAGACGGCAACGTCTCCACTCGATGCCTACAAGAAGCAAATCATGGAGATTGAGAAAGAGGCTACCACACCGCTGACTGACTTCATATCTGAGCGTAAGGCTATGATGCTAGTCTACTCTTCCGAGTTGGAACGCATCCAGCGTGAGGCAAACGAGAAGATTAAAGCAGAGGCAGAGGCTTCACTTGCCAACTCAGGAGCGGACACCATAGCCGATATGATGGGGCGATTCACCGATAAGTTAGTAGGCATCCAAACAGAGCAGCCTAAGAACATCAGAACCACTAAGAAGGCGAGAGTCATCGAAGGCACTCCCGTTCACATGGTAGACTGGTCTGCTGTTGTCTTCGCTCTTATCGCTGCCGATAAGTTCGATGTTGATGTGTTACTCACAGGACTCGCCAAGGCGATGGCTGACACGGGAATCAAAGAGATTAAAGGAATCGAAATCTACGAACATAAAACACAAGTGATCCGATGAGCGCACCACAAGGAATACAGACAGTAAGGTTTTATGCTGCCTCTGAAGAAAAAAGCAAGCCGAAAAAGAAATCAAAACTATCTAAATTCTCAGACCTTGAACTGATTGATGAAATAACAAAAAGAGGTTACATAAAAGAATGCGACCACAAAGCATCCGCGGAGTATTGGAGCAAAAAATATCTTGAACTTCTTGATGAATACTCAGAACTGTTAAAGTCATTGAATAAAAAAAATAGTGCTAAAATAAAATTATGAGTACAAACTTCAGAGGTGGTGCGCCACTCAAAACCGTTTCAATCAATCAACATCTAAATAAAACACAAATGGACAAGCAACTATCTATTGACGATAAAGTAATGAAGAATGGTATTTCATCTAAATACCGATTTACTTCAATTAATCACTTTGAGATTATTGATATAATTGAAAAGGAAAGAATCCGTTACAACTTATCTAAAACTGAGATAAGTAATTTGGCTGGTGTTTCAAATGACCATTATAGCGGAGTCTCAACTTATAGTTCAAGGTTTAGTATGGCATCCTATAATGCTTACAGAATTGCAATCGATAAGTTAAAAAGTGAAATCAAGCCAAAACAAGCCTTCACTCCAATTCAACCAAATCCAACTTACAGACCATCACCACCAAACCCATCACCGATAGATACACTAGAGCAAGCCATCGCTATCTGCAAGGCTAACGGTCTTAAAGTAAGCAAATCAGAAACTATCACTAATTGGATTGAACTATGATGACTCCGATAGAATTACTAATCGCACAGCTTCAGCGTGAATATAACGAAGAGCCGAATCAAGGAACTTTATACGCTATCAGAGTGGCTAACGAGTCACTTACTCTTGAAAAGCTGCACATGAAGACCGCTTACCTTTCGGGTTCTATTGCAATATCTGAAGGCAGCAACGTACCATTCGAAGATTTCTACAACAATCAATACACCAAGCCATGAGCAGAGAAGAGTTTATATTCTACCCTGCGCTATCGGCATCGAGAATAAAGAAGCACTACGCGGGAGATATCAGTTACGCTAAGTTTGCCCTCTCTAAGGGGGCAGACTTTCACAACCAACTCCTAGAGACAGAACGTGAGTTGATGAATGCAGAGGCTACCAACGTACACCGTTGTATCATGAATCACCCTATCGCCTCTCGCATCTTCACGGGATCATCGAAGGAGGTCTCAGTTATCTCAACAGTCAATATCCTTGGCAATGAGATACCAGCGAAGGCGATGCTTGACATTTTCAACACAGGATTAGGTATTATTGCTGACATCAAGACCACATCAGCGAAGACGATGGAGGCTTTCCAGTCGGATATGATAAAGCACTACAACCACATACAAGCGGCATGGTTCGCCAAGGTGGCAGGGGTTGACCCAAGTATGTTTTTCTACATTGGTGTTCCGGCAAGAGCGAAGCAGTTCACTTCTAACGAGAACGATATCTTCGTCTTCCGACACAACGAACACGACTTACAACAGGCAGATGCCTTGATTGAGGACTACATCAGAAAGGAATGGACAACGGTAAGAAACCAACTAGGGAGGGCTAAAGTATGAGCGAGTTAATTAAACACTACCGTGAGCGGTATCAGACAGAGAAGCTGCTATTCTACCGAGAGGTTGAGGTACGTATGCAGATGGCGATGGACAGATGGTGGGCGATGAATGGCGAAGTGCCAGCGTGTATCATAGCCGATGATTTAAGGGTTAACCTATCCAACCTGACCGAGCGCATACAGTACGAGATAGGCAAGAAGGCAGGGATGAAGATACTCAACACGGAGCAGCCTTGTATCATCGAGTCTACCATTAAAGAGTTGGAGAACAACACCCATCGGGTGGCGAGGGTAGCATACTCACCTGAGTTCTATCTGTATCTTGCGAATAATTCACGAGAACAAATCATATCCGATTACCATGCAACACGAGTCTGAGATTTACCGAGTAATAGCAAGATACATGAGCATCAAGTACCCGAAGGTAATCTTTAGGTTTGACTTCGCCGCTGGAATGTACATGAGTGTCTTCCAATCCAAGAATCACAAAGCGATGAATCCAATACGGGGCTACCCTGACTTATTTATAGCCAAGCCGAATAAAGACTTCTCAGGGCTTTTTATTGAGATAAAGACAGAGAAGGGCAACCCGTTCAAGAAAGACGGTGAGTTGAAGTCTAACGAGCATACAGAGCGACAGGCTGATATACTAAAGGCACTAAACGAAGCTGGCTATCTTGCCGTGTTCGGAACAGGAACAGACGAATGTTTGAGAATTATTGACGAATACCTAAACAACTGAACAAATGAAAAAAGCAATCTTAATCCTAACGATCATTGTAGCTACATTGACTTCCTGTGAGAAGTCCTGCTACCAGTTCAACATCACAACCAATACCGTATCGAAGTACAATGAATCGACAGATATCACCTACGTCAAGAAGTGCGACCTAACAGCACGACAGGCGAGGAAGGTAGCTGAGTCGATGGAGAGTACAGCGACAACAGGAGTCGGGAGTCAGAAGATAACCGTCACCACGACTTGTACTTA